CGCGTAGACGACGACTTTGATAGGCCGTCATCCGGGAGGGCGATCTTACTAAACATCAGCGTAAGCTGACGCAAAGCAAAGATTGCTTCGATGTCAGGTTCGTCCAAAAGCGCACCACTACTAGAGTCGAACACACGTCCAAGGAAACCCGACAGAAATGCCGGGAGACCAGTAAGACGCTTCCTCCCAAAGGAGGGAGCATCCGAAGGGACGACGAGACCTTGGTCAAGCCACTTTTGGGTAGCTTTTCCGAAGTCCGCCAGGGTAATCGCTAAAAACGACAACCCCTCGTGTTCTACTCGACGCAGGACAGTGTTTATGTCCTGCGTGGCGCTGGTGCAGCATCTCACTGCCATTTCATGAGCAGTGATGGACCAGAGTGACGTCAGGCTTTTCATGTTCCCTCCTTATCAGAGGTGGACAATCCCTAGCTCTGTCGTCAACCGTGCGTGTTTTATTCCGCTGTCTCTCGCCACTCCCTGAGGACTTCGTCCTCAAGGTGGAGATTGACAATGAGTGACCTATCGGCTTCACTGACCTTGAGCCCGGATTGGTTTATCCAGGCAGGGGCCAGAAGAGCCGAAACATCCCGAGGGATGAAGGCAAAAGCCAACGCTCTCGCTTTTTCAATAGAGAGTGGAGGCAAAGGCTCAACGTCATTACGACGCGAGCCAACCTTCCCCTTCGAGGTGTTTTTGGTACTCACTGTCTTACTCCTTGTGAGTGAGAGAAAACGAATGACACACAGCTCGACTAATGGCTCGAGTCTGCGAAGTGCCCACAGGCCTCTTGAAGGTCAACTACGGCCAACAAGAAAGCCCATAGGGCATCTCGCACCTCATCGGACTGGATAAAACCAATCCTTACCCGTACCGTGAATGTGCCACCAGATTTACTCTGGGAGCCCAGCCACGCACAGGAAACGCCATTAGCGTTTACGCCATCAAAAGATGCCATTACAATGGTACCCAATGATGGCAGCGCCAACCTCATAAAGAAGATCGACGAGGAACACCATTACGAACAAAGACTTTCGGTCTAAGCTCGTGCGGTGGTCTCGATCGGTACTCCTCCTTCCCGGGGAAGAACCCCGTGTGGGACGTGGACTAAATCGGGACCTCCTTTCGGGAGGGTCCGTCATTTGATTCACGAGAGGCGATCAGATAAACCGTTACTCTACGGCACGAGCCCGCTAGGACTCGCCACCGAGGAGCTTAACGATCATCTGGTCGGAAGTTGCTGTGAACAGGGCCTTAAAGCCCGCGTACACAGCCTGTGCCTCGGCACCCGTGTAACCTGCCGGCGGAAGGTCAAAGACGATGTAATTACTCATCGAAACCTTGACATTCTCCGACGGCCGGAACGGGTCCGCAGTCACCTTATTGGCGTCGATCCGAAGGACTCGTCTGGTCCGCTTGCCGTAGTTATGGCTAGCGGTCAGCTGATAGAGTCCGTCACCACTTGTGTACTCGCTTTCGTCATCCCCTACGCTAGTGCGTGGGAGTGCGATTGTCGAGCCACCGATGGTGACTGACAACGGGTCGGTAAACGACATGAGCATCACTCCTAGGGACCCGGTTAGATCCCCAATGGCGTTTTAACGCGAACAACACATCACTCAGTGCGTCCGGGAAATCCCGAGCGCACCAAGTATGGCGAGCTGTGACTTACTAAATTTGTCCCAGCTCACTCCAAAGCCATACGGTGTTGCCTTGCGTCTCACCTTGGATTCTGACACCAAAGTAACACTTGGGGCTACGGTTCCAGTCCAGAAATTGGACTTACCGACGTAGGTGTAGGTTGCTTCTGCAACAGTATGCTGCATAATGTAACCATACAACAACACCTGGTTGAACAGGATCACACTATCGACATTCGCGAGAACATCGCCAGTGTTAGTGACCCAGTCTACCAACCAGCTCCACGGTGTAAGGTTCCAGATTGATTCTGGAGTAAATGATAATCCTGCGATTCCCTTTGCAAGTTCAACTTGCCGTGCCATCTCCGTCAAGGTGTCTCCACCTGACGGAATATAGTACGAGAAACCGCCGGAAAACCATGTACGGCGCGTGATCTTATCGACACGCACCACCATACCGGGTTCACCATTGTCGACGTACATAGCATCGGTGTTAGGAGGCGACCCCCAAGGGCCGTACTCCCGACTCCAATCCTGTGACGTCGTACTTTGGTAAAGTGGAAACTCATACCTCCGTCGAACCATTTTGCCAGAATCCCTCATTAACTGACGGATCTTGGCATCAGCGTTAACGATACTCTCCGCAAAAGAAGAGATATCACTAACGAATGGCTTCCAACCAAATTCAAAATTGAGGAACATCTCAGCAAGCGCCTTTCGGCGCTTACGATTTGTTAACCCTCGGAGCTCTTTCAGAGTCCCGAGCCCCAATTTCGGAAGACCTTCATGAAGAAGTTCTCCCAAGAATGTGGTTAGGTCGACAGTGGGGTTGACAGGTGAACACCTGGCAATAGCAGTTGCTCCGGCAGCGTCGAGGTTGCTGTTAGGCAGCGTCAACGCATTAACGTCGGGAAACTGCAACGCTAGTGGTTTACACGGGAGTACCGGGCCATGCCATTTGACATGATCCGTGACCCCGGGTACACGACTCGGCCGACTAAAGTCCATCGAAAGCGCCCTAACAGGGGTAGCTACGACGTTCTTCGTCGTCGAGAAGTCACCACCAATGTCCCCATACCATCCGGGCCTTTTGGACCGGATGTTCCAACTGGGATGAGTTTCGGAGTCAGTAACCTGACTCCCCTTAAGGTTGTCAAACGAGTGAGACAAATCCCCTTCAGAATCGAGGGGAGTACCGAAAAGAGCTTCTCCGGTACCGTCAAATCTCGTTCTATACCAATGCAACGAACAGCTTTTGCTGATCGGTGCTGGCAAAGATCTCTGCCGTCTAGGCAAAGAGCGACCTCCTTAAGGCACAGCTATATGGTCCTCGGTGGGTTAATTCCCACCAATCCCCTGTAACAGGGGGATGTGTTGCACTGCGCCCTGGGCCCCTTCGGGG